CGAGTGTGCCTTTGCATTGGCTGCTGCAATTTGCCCACCATTATAATTGAATCCAAGGTCTTTACTTAAGCGCATCATCGTCATATCGCCTAACGCTAACATATCAAAACCTTGCATTCCAACTGAAATGACACTTGATACATTAAATAGGGTGTTAATTGCAGTAGAACACTGTCCTATAGTACCTAAGCCTGCACCGAAGCCACCAAGCCCACCGAATGCTGCTCCCATTAAGGCACCATCTCTCGCACCGCTGAGTGCGCCTTTCAATATCCCGCCTACACCTTCTTGTGCATACCCTGATATTCCCCCGACTATGGCTCCGACTGCAAGTCCGATTAGAAGTCCTTTCAGCATATGAGTAAGAATCGCTGTACCAACGCCCTGCAGGCCAGGAACAAATAAGCACACAACAGCTACGACTAATTCGATAGCTATCATTATCTCTTTCCAATGTTCCTTACACCACTCGCATGCCTTCTTCATCGCATCAACGATTTTTTCCATGCGAGATTTCTCACAATCAGGCTTTAAGTACGAGTATTTGGTGTAGAAGTCCTTCTTAGCTCTCTCAATCTCAGACTTAGCAGAAGCATCTCTTCTGGTTGTCATTTCGATAAACTCGGTGAGTCTGCTGTTAAGCCGCTTCAGATCCTCAACCTTATCCTTCTCGCTTTTGGATGAAGAACTAATGCTATCAACAGTGTCCTGCAAATTGCAGGTGCTGCTGTCCACGCCTTGAAGCGTGTTCTTCAACGTTCCAAGCTGTGCGTTCAGGTTGTTTGAGGACTTGATAATATCGTCAAGGAGACTGCCTACTCCATTGATCTTGTCTTTATACAAAGTAATCGTTGCCATAGGAAACCTCCTTTTTCGCACATTTCTCGGCTTTGAAAACTGTTTTTACAACTTAAAATCAGAATCCACGTATGTTGAGCTTTCAAGGAAAGCTAATGATTTTTTGTACTTTTCTATTCTTGCATAGTCTTTTTCACTTGGATTAGGAATGCGAGTAATATCCATGTTGTGCTTTAGATCTGCCATTTTTACAGCTCTTGCACAGCTATCCATTCGAAGCCTTCTTAAATATTCTTCGTATGTCAATTCATCGGTTTTTGTAAGGAGACGAATAGAATTTACAATACGGTATGTAAATCCCATATCTTTCAAGTCGGCAAATGTTATTGATGTGTCCTCACAAACATCATGTAAATAAGCTACTATTTTATACTCTGTATTGGTCAGAGATGCTGCTACAGCTTGCGGATGATTTATATACGGTTTTCCGCCTTTATCAACCTGACCTGCATGAGCTTCAGTAGCAACCTTAATCGCTAATTCAAGCAACTGGTTATACTTATTACGTTGCGAATCAAGTAACATCAACGCCTCAGCTTCAGGAATCTCCTCAAATTGCCCGTACTCATCATTATCAGCCCAGCGATACATCATCATTATGGAGCTTCGTATCCAATGTTCATCCCCAAACGAATACTGATATTCAACATTTCGAGATTCCTGTTTTACGATTTCATCCTTATTAAGCTGGTCTAACAATCTGAAATAAATCATTTATTCAACACCTCATTTATGTTTAGCGGCTTTTGTAAGCTTTCTGATAAGGCAAACATTTCATCATTGAGTTGAGCCACCATCGGATCCGAGGGGGAGAGCACTCGGCACTGTTCATATAAACTATGAAGTTGCCCGTTCTTTAGATTGAAACTCTCAAGCGTGTGAAATTGAACTTCAAAAGCTTGACCTTCTGGACTTACGATAGTTGCATTTATGCCGTTATAAGGATTTGACGTATCCCCCCACGTGTTTTTCACTCTCGCTACTGAGTATCCATTCGCTTCAAATTCTTGTAAGCTAAGATTTGTTCCTTCAGCTAATTGATCAGGCTCGAAAATCTCAGTGTAACGAATAAGATCGTTCATTTCCGTAATCGGCTTGCTTGTGGCCCTTCCGTACATCTTTTCATATGTTGATGTAGGGGTTTTTAGCCTATAGTCTAATCCTTCCAGTTCACCCCCCGCTTTAGAAGTAATCTCTTGTACTTTAGCAGTTATTTGCGGCTCTTTCTCAACGACTTGCATATAAGTTTCTCTATCAGAATCGCTCATTCTTTTCAGAGCGTCAATTTGCTTTTGTTTAGCTTCCTCGGATAAGTAATCGAATGCATCCGGCAATTGATACTCAGCACCTGCGTTGTGTACTAATATTTTTTGATATCCAACATGATAAGTATGATAATCGTCAACTTGGAAATTATAAACTGTCCGTTTCTCATCACGTAGTTTCTCATGAAAGATGTGTTCAACATAGCAAATATTGCCGTGTACATCCATTAGTTGAGAACCTATGCAAAGAGCTTCGGCTCTGACAAAACCGTGACCATTGACATAAAACGGATGATCAACCGTCGTGATAAGGGTTTCATTATTAATCGTAAGATGAACAAGTTTATCGACTTCACGAATATATGTATCAAGAACTCGCATATATCTCGTTCGCATGGCATCTACATCAGTAGAGAGAACAACGTCGCCGCTCTTGATGTTTTCAATTTGAACAAATCCATCGACAGTAGCAATAACCGTTCCGGCTATGAAACAAGCTGCGGTTCGGACATATCCGCCTGAGAACGCCGCAGCTCCACCAGCAACAAGCTGTAAAGCATTATAAAATGGATTTGAGTGAGCCTTTTGATTCAGATCAGAAATAAATCTTCCAGCAGTCGGATCAACTAACCCAAGATTGATACCCGTATCATATAGAAACCGATTCTGGAAATTGTACGCAAGGGCAGTTAGGTCGAACGCCATCATGCCGATTGTAATCTTTGTAGATACTGAAAAGATTGTTGTCATAGCAGCACTACACCCAAAGGTTGCTCCTGCTAATGCACCTGCACCACCAAGACCACCCATTAATCCACCTATGAGCATTCCGTTTTCAGCACCGTCGATTACTCCGGGCAGAATTCCAGCGACACCATATTGAGCGTATCCAGCAAGACCTCCCATAATGGCTCCGCTTAGAAATCCAATAAGCATTCCCGTCAGGATCATCATACCGACACCTTGAAGTCCCGGAATACATAAACATACGATTGCAACTATGACTTCTAATACTAAGCAAATCTCCTTCCAGTGTTCTTTGCACCACTCGCAAGCTGATTTTAATCCATCACAAATGTGTTCCCATGTTGACTTTTCACACTCTGGTTTTAAATAGGAGTACTTTGTATAGAAGTCTTCCTTGGCTCTTTCAATTTCAGATTTTGCTGATGAATCCCTGTGTGAGACCATCTCGATAAATTCTGTAAGTCTTCCATTAAGTCGCTTCAAATCTTCAACTTTATCATTCTCGCTTTTGGATGAAGAACTAATGCTGTCAATTGTATCCTGTAAATTACAGGTGCTACTATCAACACCTTGAAGAGTATTCTTCAGCGTTCCAAGTTGCACATTCAAATTATTTGACGATTTGATAATGTCATCTAGAAGACTTCCTACTCCATTGACCTTATCCTTGTACAAAGTTATTGTTGCCATACAAAAAATCACCTATATCAGTCGTTCATATGATTCTTGTGATATGCCATTTCGATAGAAGCGTTGTTCATAATATGATTCTGCTCTGCGATCACATTATTGAGATAGCGTTCTCTGTTCTTGCCATCTTCCATTTCCTGCTCAAGCTGGGAAATCTGGCGGCTTAAATCATCTATCTTACGTTGAATTGAGCTTCCGATGTTCTTCATCTGTTCAAAAGCATTTGCTATTGATGATTTAGAGTTACGGTTTCTTTCATCAAACACCTCTGTTAACCTTTGAGGCGTTCCCACTGAAGATTCACCTATTGCCAAAAAGCCAGATGAAGCAGCTTCTAATTTAGTTTCAGTATCCTTGACACTAGCATCAAAATCACCATTTTGAGCCGATGACCTCTGAATTTCCGAAAGTGAATCAGTATTTCTGTTCCTCTCAGCGGCAAGTTCGTTAATCGCATTAATTATTTGCTGCCTGCGATTAAGAATATTGTTAATTTCATTTTCAGCACGTCGTTTCTCGGCAAAAGCATTTTCATATCTCCGCTTAGCAATAAAATAGTCTTCTTGATGCTTCTGTTGCTCTGGAGTCATTGTATAAGCCTCCCTTCTGAAATAGTACAATTAGAAATCTATAATTAATCGTAAACAAAAGCCGAGTTGCATAATCCAAACAGGATATGCGCATCATAATAATCGTGATGCGTTATACAACTCAGTGTCGCAAAATACTGTCTTTTGCGAAGGGGGCGTTGATGCTCTCGCCTTCCGATGTCCCTTGACAAACTTCGACAGGTACTTTACATTAAGTATATCACAAATACCAGAAAATTGCAAGGGGATTCAGAAAATTTCGTAGACAAAATTTCTATACAGTGGATTGAAATTGGTGCAAATTAAACAATGAGGAGAAATTGAGGAGGATATGACATGAATTTATATTTGCGCAAGGACGGTCGTTACGAGTCGAGAGTTCCAAACGGCAAGAAACCTGACGGAAAAAGGGCGTTTTTATATGTCCTCGCACGCACCAAAGAGCAGTGCATAGAGCGTGTCCAAGCCATTCATCGACAACATCGACCGCAGGGGTACTGCACTTTAACTGTAGCAGAGCTGTTTTCTGAGTGGCACCGCAGTATCCTGCGCCGTGTAAAGGAATCCACGGCTGCAAACTATACCATGAAAGCGGACAAGCATATTCTTCCGGCTTTCGGAGATATGCCTGTCAGCACCTTAACCGCTGATAGCAAGTGGTTGGCGATCAGCTTGTTGAGGTCGAGCATATATTTTTCGGAGCGATAGTTTGCCTTGATGATTGGGATGCCCCATGACTCTAAGGTCTTGATGTTTTCCGCATCGTACCATTCAAGCGTATTCAGGTTCTTCAAATTATTCCGCATCTCATAGTCGGTCTTCTTGTATTTCAGGAACAGAGCTGTCCGCAGCTTGCAGAGATAGCGGATTGTCGTAGCTGCCTGGGAGCTGTACAATTTCTGTAACAGCTCATGACATTCCGCATCAAAGCATTTCTCTACAATGTGTATCTTCACACCTATAAGATAAGCTATGGTCGCTACAAGGTCTTTGGTGTCAACGGTTGCATTGCGGTTTGACGGCATATTCGGAACACCTCCGTTTCGCACAAAATACTAAGGATGATTAACAGCAGCATAATTGTTATATTCCTATTATAGCATATCTGCACCTTGTTTTCAATAGACGAACTGTGAAATAGGTATGAAAATGGAGGGGTGAGATGCCCCTCCAAGAAACTATTTTCGATTATTCATCACGATCACCAATATCATCTTCTCTTCCAAATTCCTCATACTGCCACTGTGGGAGAAGAAAATCTGAAGACACAATGTCTGCCGTAGATCGCTTCACTTCATCTAGATGAATGGCCGCTATATTTCTTTTAGTGTCGATTTCCGGTGCGATTTCTAACAGATCCGTGCAGTGTCGAACTCCCATTTCAACGCACAGAGCGCGTCCGAATTCTCCGCCATGTACTTTAATGCCCCGCCACTTCCCGTTGTAAACCTTCTCTGGAATGTCAAAGCTGTTTTCGCCCATTTCATTTTCAGTGATAATCAACAAATCACCGTTCTTTCGACCAATGTGAAAATACAACGGGTTTCCCATTGCCTTTAGCAATTCCACAGGGATAGTCAGTATGCTGTCCAAATGGTTCAGATAAATCTTAGTCGGATCGTATGGTGTTCTTGGAGCATCAGAGCTGTCACTCGGCTTGTCCTTTGGAGGCTCCACATTGTAGTAGTCGGTAAAGGGAATCCACTTATCAGAGAGATTTCCATCTTTATCCGTTGTCACAACCTCAAACTCAGATAGATCCAAGTATTCGTCATTTCCATCTTCATCCTGCACCATGCCCGAGACAAACACCTTCTCATCAATTCTATTCATGTAGGAACTGATAGCTTTCTTCAACTCGTCATCGAACATTTCCAGTCCCGATATCAGTTCAACAGGGTTCAGGTTCAGAATCTTGTGAATCATAACCTGAGATGAAGCATCAGGATATCTTTTTCCAGATTCCCATAGATGCACTGCTTGTGGTGTCACGCCCAGCTTTTCCGATAACTGTCCCAATGTCAGGTTAAGTGCTTTTCTCTTCTTTGAGATCAGCCGCCCCGTTTTTCCAAGATCCATGTGGATCACCTCCTGCATACAGTATAATCGAAAAATCCGGGTTTGGCAATCAACTAAGTGTTGATAGAGTGACGCATGGTTGCCGATGTGACGGATATACTATATTCCAAGATGTCTCTCAAAGATTCCCATGATTTCCTCGGCTCGTTTCTCACCGATACCGCGTATCTTCTTGATATCGGCTTCAACTGCTCGGAGGTCTAATGTTTTGTCGTCATCGCAGTCATCCTCGGCTTCAGCAACGATCACGCCGGCTTCTGCAAGCCCTTTCTTGCGGCCACGCTCGAAGAGGTCGTTGAGCAAGCCCTCCAAGGTATTACGATCCATCTTCTTAATGGTGCGGTATAGATTTCGGTCAAGGAGAGGGACGGCGTCATCGTCTGTGGTTGTAGGGGTATTCATTTCGTCTGTGGACATCCATGGACTCCTTTCTGGTGAAACTATGCAAGTCGATAAGTACGTATAAACTGCTTCTCGTCAGCACCGTCAGCAATATATCTGAGCAGTATCTCAGCACAGGCTCTGCTGTCGCTGTCAGCCTTGTGGTGGTCGAGGCTTATTCCATAATGCTCACACATGACATTCAGATTGTGCTTCATATTGGGAAGGAGCTTCCGTCCGGCTTGGACAGTGCAGAGATAACGTACGGACTTCCTCCATGTGATATTGTAGGCGGTTAAGCACGCTTTCAAAACAGAAAGGTCGAATACCGCATTATGGGCAGCAAGAATGCCAGTCTCCATCCAAGGTTTTATGGTTTTCCACAGTTCCGGAAATGTAGGAGCATCGGCCACAGTGGTGGCGTCTATTTCAGTCAGCTCTGTATTAAAGCTGTCGAACGGCACTTCTGGATTAACATAGGAGAAGAAGGAGTCGGTAATCACACCGTCTGTAATTCTTGTTATTCCTATTGCGCTCATACGATTATTGTAGCGATTGGGCGTTTCCACATCAAAGACGATGTAAGTGTACAAGGCGATGCCTCCTTTTGTGGTTGTTTTCGATCCCACTTATTTTAAGAGCTTTGCAACTTTTTTTGCTATTGCTTTTGCCATTATGGGTGGGACTGCGTTACCAACTTGCTGATATTGCTGATCTTTTGTTCCACAAAAGATAAAGCTATCCGGAAAAGTCTGTAATCGAGCGGCTTCTCTGACGCTTATTGCTCTATCCTGGGTTGGATGAATCCACATGGATTTTCTTACATTCACAACTGTTCCACAAGGTTCATCATAATTCAATCGCAAATAAATAGTATTCTGTGTTCTTGAAGGGTCTGTATACGTATTAGATTTTAAATCATCTGATAAGGCATGAAAATTCTCACCTTGTTTGATTGCTTTGAACCTGCTAAGTGCTGTTGGGGTTGTTCGCGTTATGATATGATTCCAAATGGTATTAGAATCCCTTAGTTTAGACAACGGCCCCTTTGTTTCAGGTAAGGCTACGGGCGTTCCATGATCCTGTGATATGTCATCAACCGTAGTTACGCCTTCAAGATCCTCAATAGCGTGGCGAACAGTAAGATACTCTTCAGGCTTAAATCGTGGAGTAGGCAAAAGTGCTTCACTAGCAATACTGCGTTTGACACCGACAATTACAAACCTCATTCTCTTTTGTGGTGCACCGTAATCCGCTGCACATATAACATCAGGCTTAAGGGCATATTTATAATCTTCAGACTGGAGGATCTTGGAAAGATACTCAAACACCGCAAATGTGCGTATGGATGCTACAATGCCGTTGTCTGTACTTATGCTATCAATAACTATGTTATTATCTATAATCTCCTTCATTCGACTCAACATGCGTTGAATCATAATCGCCGGTTCGATTATTGGGCGGATATCGCTGATACTGCAATCACCAGAAAAATACTGTAATACTATATCACAGGCTTCTCGTGATTTTATTATAATGTGATTTTCGGTATTGTACTCCTTGATCAAATCATAATACATTGATACGGCTTTCTCAATTCGAGCCTTGTGTTTTTCAAGAGTAGCCTTCAGTTTAGCAATATTTTTTGAGCATTTGTATATAACTCTTAATTCGTTTTCAAGTTGCTCGGGCCAGATATAACTGTCTATAATTAATGCTTGACCAATATAGTCTTCTGCTCCCTCAAAATAGTACTGCTTGTCAAGGAGGACGAGAGGAGTATCTTTTGTTCCGATCTGATATCTTTCAATTTTGCTTACATCAGACTCTTCCATGTAAAAGCGATGAACATCCGATTTCAGCATACTCACGTTTTCCATTACAAACGCTTTAGGCTGTAGTTCTGTTATGGCTCTTATGTATTGTTTTACAAGTTTATTATTAAGGTTTATCGCTGCATATCGTTGCCGATTTGCATTTGAAAAGCCTTGGCAAGGAGGACCTCCAATGACCACATCAATTGGTCCAAATTCCCGGTTGATTTGTCTGAAATCGGCTTCACAGACATCGCCGCGAACTTCAGTGCTTGGATGGTTCTTCTTATAGGTTTCTTGCATATTGGGGTTGTTTTCAAAGGCGACTCTTATTTTAAATCTTACTTCGCCTTTTACTTGCTCAAAACCTAAACTCAAGCCGCCTGCGCCTGCAAATAGATCTATAACATTGCAGTATCTGATTTTTTTCTTTTTTGGCTGATTAGGTTTCTGTGTCTTCTTATTCATCCTTGAATCCTTCGTCCTTTGCTTTCTCAAGAATTGCAAGCAAACGCTTGCTTTGTACGGCGTTAGGTATTCTTTCAGGAATACTGCACGCAATAGTAAGAGCTTTTTGGTCTCTCAAATCAATCAAATGATGTTCAACGACAAATTTCGTTAAACGTTTCCAAAAATCTGCTGGGTACTTAACAACCTCGACTTCGGAATTAATGTCATTTGTCATTCGTTGGTCTTTTTTCGCTTGCCTTTCAGCGGCTTTTGATGTACTGCTGTCTGTTAGACAAATTTCTATTTCCTTTGGAAGTGTATAAACAATTCTTTTCACAGAATCCCAGCAGTCCTGTTTTTTACACCACTGTGTAACATTGATTATGCTGCGTTTGGGGTCAGTTATAGTATAAAACACTTTTTCGGATAATTCAAGTAGAGAATGCTGAACAATATCGGGTAAATCTTGTTTATTCCATATCAGTATTAAATCGAAGTCATTGCCTGGAAATTGACGTGTAATTAGTAAGTGAAACAAGGCTACGGTGTAGTAGATGATGTTCGCTCGATAACCGCCTTCATACCACGCAAGTTTGGGTATTTGTCTCTCCAGAAATTGAAACATTAGAAGCAAGGCAGCGGTCGATTGATAATATCTTTCATTAAAAACAGAATCATCTTTCTCCCACATATCGTCAATCCATTCCGCAAACGCATTAAAATTAGTCTGTGCGCCGCGGCTTACGACATGAGGATTCATAAGCCATGTGTTTTGTACTTTTGCTAAATCAGTTTTCTTGATGACTTTATTCTTAGGATGCTGAAGTGCGAACTGCCTTTTTTTAGCCGGTGTAAGATGCATCTGCTCTTGCAAATACTGACCTCTCGCTCGTTCATAAAACCACTTCGTTTCATATTGTGCGCCGTCCGTTGCGGGTGCAAACAGCTTTCGTGATATGGTTTCCATACGCCGATGGAACGGATGACTTGCAAAGAAATCAGCATCGCTAACTTTGTTTTGACTATTTGACGATCTTGATATATTGCGAATTAAGGTATCCGTATCATCTTGGGATGCTGTATCAGCAATCTCAGTTAATTTCATCTGAACAAATACATCGTCAAGAACGGCTTTATCCCTAAAACGAGCATTGGAAATAGACGCAGTGGTTTGGCCGCCGTTGATAATTTGGAAATCACGTGCAAAGGTAATAAAACGGCCATGATTTGTGTCCGTAATTTCTACATCTAATGCTGTGGCAGATATGCCATTATTAAATGCAAAGAACATTTTCGGCTCTTTCAAAAGCGTTGTTCGAATCTGTTTGTTAACTGCCACTTTGGTCGAAAGAAAAGATCTGACATTGCCTTCAAGTAACCGACTACCATATTTATCGTAAATATCGGCTAATACACTGCCGGGGATTATTCCGAGGTAGCTTGTGTAGTTTTCTGATTTAGCATTACTTGCTTCAATGCAAGGAATTCCTTCTTCACAGAAGTCTAAAAAGTTGATTTCAACAATCTGACGGCTCAAATCTGAACAACAAACTCTGTACAACCGTTCAAGATCCCAGATTTGTCCTTCAACAGGTATTTCGTCGATAGCTTCAATGTCTATATTTTTGATAGATGCACTCATTTCCGAATCTGTAAAAATAATAAGCTTATACTTGCGGATACGTTCCTTATTTCGACGCATTAAATCAATTAGATCCGAGCAGGGAGTACTCATTTCTATCTGTTCATACAAATTACTTTTTAAAGCCATCTCTATAAACAGACGGAGTTGGCCGAATAAGCGATTCGCAATAGTATTGGTTAGTGTGCTATCTTCACCAGTACCTGAATAAGAGGCTATAATCAGATACAAGGAATCATCAAAATCATCGTAATTATATCCATCAACACGGTATTTCCTATTGCTTTTGGTTGCGGTATAAAACGATGGCTGAAAATCTGCAAGTACCTCTACATCAATTAAATACTGAGCCATTTCATCGACGAACGCAGCACATGAACCTTCGCCAGATACTGCGGCTGCCGCTTTAACGCTTGTAAGAAATTCTTGTCTAAACTCTTGCGAATCCATAAGGTCATCTCCTTATTTTTTCCACTTTTCTATGCTAGCTATACTCAGGGAATAATTACACTGGGTAACTTCAGATGGTAGAGAAGCCCGCCTTAAGCGTGGAAAATCACAGTCAACTGAATAGATTTCTTTTCCCGATATATAGTAGAACTGTTGATCGTATTCTGGGAGATCCATATATCCTACTTTACTTAACTTTGCATTATATGCTTCAAATGCTGAATAATTACTGTGTAATAGAGGAAAAATGGATTGTACCATAGAACGCAGAGTGATGCTTCCTTTTTTTTCATCGGCGCATTTATCTATACGAACTATGATTAACTCTCCCGTTTCATCGTTATCTAGCTGCTCAATTGATGAAATTCCAACTTCCGATGAGGATATGCCAGTAGCTTTGATTTCGTGCCATCCATCAGTGTATTGGAAATCCTGATCTGCGCCCTCTGGACCGACCCATCCGATTAGAGCATCTTCTTCGTTCATACCCGATTCTAAACGGGCTTTAAGATAGTATAATTCCCCTATAAGACCTTTTTGCGCAGAAGATCCCATTAAAGCACTTCTTTGATGTTCCAGCAGTTTAATCCACTGCTTATATCTTCCTATCACTTGAATCAGTGCTTTTGCAGGAGAAGATTCAATACTTGAAAAACGAATTATGTCGCCACACATTGTTATATACACTTCTTCCATCTCTTTTGAAAGCAGTATAAAGGCAAGTGCATATTTTCCATCTTGACGTTGTGCGCAATTGAATGCTATGCTTTTCAGTGATTCGACATTTTTTACAGGAGAGTCACTGATAAGAATAACAGCCTTTTGAGATGCGGTGTAGTATCCAACATACCATTCAAGAGAATGCTGAACGGCAAGCCGAACAGTAGCACCATTGTATGTTACACGATTCCAAGCATTGTGTAATTGCTGTTCGTAATCATTCATCATAGTAATCCTCTTCCGGTGCAATCCAGTTTTCTATTTCGATCATATTGGCCATATATGTGACAGTTCTATTGCCGAGTTTGTTTTTTGGAATGCCGACACCGATAGCAAACAAGAATTCTGGAACCTTATATGTAGGATCATCAGAATCAATAACTTCGCTTACTTCGATAATATGGAGCATTAAAATTGGCGCTCTCTTTTCAATTAAATACGCTTCATCCGGGACATTCTTTTTGTTCTTTTCTCTTTTAAATGCATCTGCGGCTTCTCTGATTTCGTCCTTAAGTAAGCCTATTTTTGTACAGCCACCTGATCCAACACGAACTTTAGTACCGCTGACATAAATACTCTTATTTTTTATTGACACCTTTCGCTTGGCAGTTTGATGTAATACAAGCTCTGTATCTCCACATTTTATTGGGTATGGATAGGCTTTCCCTTCACCGCTGGACACAAGAACAACATCCCATTCATCGCCAGAATGATACTTTTCAGTATACTCAGCTAAAGCACGTCCATTAAAGCTCAAATGCCACGGGTGTGTCTCAAAGTCGCGCAGAAATTGAGCAATGGCGACTCCAGATAACTTTTCCCAGAAAAAGTGTCCATGAGTTCTTTCAACGTCTTGTTCAAGCCTTGTTCCCATTTCGTCAAGTTTTGCAATAAAGCCCTTGAACACTTGCTCGTTTTCTTTAAGGATTACAGGCGCAGACTTTAAGCGCGGTGTCTCAAGTAAATGCCCTGATACTGTGACTGGCTGGTTAAGCTGTGTAGCTGTACGCATTTTATTACGCGCAGTAACAATAAGAGTTCCAGGATCTTGGCGAACTTTTAATCCAAAATCACGCGGCGTTTGATGAGCATTACGCATAGCAGTAATCTCATCCTTCAATTCTTCTGCTGCTCTTGTTATCTGACCGTACCAGTCCATAGCATCAAGAGACAACCATATCTTAACAAGATCACCGTAATTTGGTCTGTAACCGAACCAGCGCCCCATCTGCATAAGGGTATCATACATTTGTGTATTGCGGAAAAAGTACGAAACACAAAGTCCCTCTAATGTAAGACCTCTTGACATACTATTTCCGCCGACTGCGATAACTCTCAGTCCATCCTCAATATGAGCATAGTAATCCAAGCTCGCAGCGCCAGTCTTGCTATTTACAGCTCTAACACATACTGGCTCTGCGGCTTCCCATAGATAGTCGTTTAATATACATTCCCACGAAACACCGGAGATATCAGATAAATTGAACTCATCCCACACTTGGTGAAGCATATGAATATGGTGTATTTCTTCTGCTTTTTCAGGTGATAATTTCGAGTAGTTACGCAACGCAGATTGTACGCTGACAAGCCATTCATTATAAATATCTTTGATTTGTCCTTGAACATCAGTGAATAGGCTGACATGAACCATCATAGTTCTATGAGTACCGAGATCGCCTCGATAATCCCTTATTGCATTGACAAGGAGGAAATAATATGCTGCTTTGTACATATCTGAAGGCAGATCGTCTACAATCAAATCTTTTTTATGCTTTGTGGGGATGTATAACTCTTTTTCGACAGTATCAATTTCCTCAAGCATATGTTCGGAGTCACTGTTCTCTCCGAAAATTCGCTCTGCACCGATATAATCTGTTGGCGGTTTTAATGTGTAAATAAAGTCAGCAGGAAACAAATCTTCATCTATGGTGGGATCAATGAAGATGTTTGCGAAAGGTGTAGCAGTTATTCCAAGATATGTAACACGTTGAAATAATCCAAGCAATGATCTGATGCCAGCATTGATTGCAGTCGGATCAGAATCAGGATCTTTTGTATTTACTGAAGCATTATCGGCTTCATCATCGATCAGTAATAACGGTAGATCTGCAATCTTGCCATTTGCGTTTAAAGTGTTGTTTTTGCGTAACCAAGTAATCAAGTTGTTCAGAATTCTCTTATTCTTTTTTATTACAAGCAATACTGGGCAATTGACGTTTTCGAGACTAAGATTATTGCTACGCAGAATACCGCTATCAAAGTCCTTGCTTACAGATGTGAACGATGCGATTTTTTTTGAAGCACCTGCCTGTCCACAGTACTTTCCGACACCGACCGGTATATTCTTTGTTTCTTCAGCGGCTTTAGGATCAAGGAAATACTCGCTTTTCCTTCCTGCAAACTCAGCATCAAGGCGTTCTTGAGTTTGTTGACGCAGGTTTTCCATCATGCCAGCGAGAACAATAATCAAGCGATAGCCTGTATCAGCCGCCTTATTACAAATTGCGGTGTAATTTGCGGTTTTACCTGATTGGACATCTCCAAGAACAAGGCCGCGAATAGAAAAAGCTTCCTGCGAAGGGTCACCGCATAAATCCAATATTTCCTCCGCAACTTGACCTAATGAAGCTGTCACACGCGGATTCCAGTGCTTTGCACCTTCAAGATATCGTTTGTATCGATCCCAGAAGAAAAACTCAAACTGAGATTTCTTTGCCGGAAGCCATGACTGATGACCGTTATTTCGGTCTTGAATATACACACCAATATCCATTTGGACGGCTATTCTTTCTCTGAGTCGCCTTTTGATGCCTTCAAACTCTTCGTCAGTAACAGGATATACCCCCTGCAACGCCATGCGGAGCTTTTCGGCTTTTTCATTAAACTCAGTCTCTGTCGGAGGTGCTTCTGGAAAATCAGAATTGATTCCAGCCGAAATCATATTTTCAAGAGGCTCAAATGTATTTGCACTCATATTCCGAACTCCTTTTTTATAGTTTTAACAGCATTAGGATAATTGATATAAGGTTCTATCGTTTCAAGCATTTCCAACATTCGCTTCTGAGCTTCAAGCGAAGACTGTATTGCGAGAACTTCTCTTATCATCTGTATTATTTCCTTTTCTGCTAGGATTTGGTCGTTTTTAATTTGCTCATCATTATTTAAATCTATATATAACTGATTTAACGGCAAAGATGATTCAATTAAGTGAAGTAGACTCTCTAATAACTTTTGGGCAGACTCGGGATTGCTACGAATCTGTTCTACCACTGGGTGATCTCGATTGATTTCGTAATAAAATCCGCCTTTTGCTGCTTTCATCCGATTCCATACGTGTGCAATTGAGTCGTCAGTTTCCTTCTTCCCGCGGAATACCCAAGTTCGTTTACTTTTCTCTGCTATTTTTTCGATTATTAGTTCAAGATTTTTTCGTACCTCCGCTGGCGGTAGAGCAGAGGATTTCTTTATATCCAATGTCCACAGATCATCTAGCGTATTGGGAATATCAACTTGGATACGGGCGAGCTTTGATAAGTCTCCCTTTCGCATCATTCTGAACCATGTTCCCCATACAAGTAGTCGCTTATTTCGGTAAACATAGAAGCCCTGCTGTTTTCTTAATCCGTCTTTTCCGCCTAATCGCTTGATTTCATCTGCTGTCATTTTCGATGTATGTGGTAAAATATACGGTCTGACTATTATTTTCTCTCCACGGATTTTTAGTATCTCATCATCCATAGGTTGCTGACTTTTCCCGGATAAAAACGGATCGAATGGAACTATAGCTGTGTTATTGATACTAATTTTAATTCTTTTCAATCCTGATTCACCAGATAGATACCTGTGGAATACAAGGGCAATATGTTCTCTGACACCATCTATCTTTTTTCCAAGCACTTCTTCAAAGTTTATCTCACCGGATTTCAGACGATCAAGCTCCTGCCACACAATTAATGTACCAGAGTCATATTGACACAAAGATTCAAAATGTGGAACTGTACGCATCTCATCATGATCAAGTACAATTAAGGACCATTGACCAGTTTGTGCAACATAGTCGATATCCCATCTTCTTCCTTCTATGCAATCACCTTTTTTGGAGATAACGGTGAGAACCCGACACTGAGATAATGATGCGGTCTTTAATCCCAAACCGAATCTTCCAAGGTCATTTGTAGCTCTTACATCTAATGGATTTTTACTTCCATACTGCATAGCTATATCAATTTCAGATGCATCCATACCGTTGCCATTATCAAGCACAGCTATATAAGCATCACCAACGGGGAAGAAAAATATATCTATATTTTTAGAGCAGGCAGCAATGCTATTATCGATAATATCCGCAATTGCAGCATCTAATGAGTAACCGATTGCTCTTGTGGATTCAATCAACGTGGGTGCATATGGTGGTAATTCTATCGTGCGCATACTCGCTCCCTCCAGTATAGACGATTTTTGCGAATGGGTAAATAACCCCATATTCTATTATACCACAATCCGCTTATATTTTCAATACACGATCCGTATTTTTTCGTCTAAAAAGTAAATTTTTTGTTCGACCTCAGAAGCATCTTCACCGACAACGTTGTACAATCGACTATTGATTAAAAAAGCTCTGACGAAGAATGCACCGCTTCATACTGCGTGTCCTTCCACAGAGCCTCTTATTATCCAGTTTTCTCAAAACACATCTCCGTCAAACCTTTCTCAGCAATCTCCCTCGGATTCCCGTCTGGTCGGACCCATGCATCTACATCCTCTCGCCGCAGGATCAGCGGCATCCTGTCATGAATTCCTCTCAGATCGCCCACAGCATTCCTTGTGAGAACTGAGAACACAGGCACTTGCAGCCCTCTACGTTCCTCAATCCGATACAATCCGGCAAGCAGCATAGATTCGGCTCCTTTCGGCTGTATCAGATACTTGTCGCCGACCTTCGACCTCTTTCCGTCCGGACTTCTGAAGTGTTCCCACTCGAAATACCAACTACACGGGATCACGCACCTCCGCCGGAACCATGAGTCCTTCCACATTTCTTTCTGACTTGCTGTCTCCAAACGGCAGTTGACGATAGGAGCATCGGTTGCCTCGTGGCTGAATCCCCATATCATCGGGAAAACCGATACATTACCCTCCTTATTCGGAGCAAGAACCGCCACAACATCTGTCGGTCGCATCTCGCCTGACATGGTAAGCGGTTTGCTGAGATGTCTCATCATGTCATCAGCGAGCTTCAGCTTCTGCGCTCTACTGATAATTGGAGCGTAATAAGCAGGCTCTACATAAAAGCGTGTACACATGAAATCACGACCTTTCAGCCCTCGATCATTCTCAGCTTATAGTGTTTGCGGCAAAGCGCCGTGTAGCTCTCGTTTCCTCCAAGCTGTACCTGCTCTCCCTCCGTGACCATTTCTCCGTTAAGCAGCCGAGCATTGAAGTGCGCCCGCTTGCCACACCAGCAGATCGTCTTGATCTGCTCAATGTCATCCGCCAGTTCCATGAGCCGCTTTGCACCGGGAAACAGGTGACTCTGGAAGTCCGTCCGCAGACCGTAGCAGATGACGGTGATACCATGCTCATCGACCAGGTCACTGAGCCTGTCGATGATGCTCTCTCCGAGAAACTGTACCTCATCCACGATGACGCAGTCATAATGCTCACCGCTGTACTGTTCCAGAAAGTCCTCCGCAAATTCGCAGGTTTCTTCCAAGCCGATGCGAGACTTTATAATACTTTCGCCGTCCCTGTCCTCGCATCTCGGCTTCAGTAGCACGACCTTCTTGCCCTTCTCGACATAGTTATACCGTACCATCAGCGCATTGGCGGTCTTGGAGCTGCCCATTGCGCCATATCGGAATATCAGTTTTGCCATTCGTTATCAGTCCTCATATATTCTGTGTTCCTGCTTGAACAGGCGTATTTCTCTGGCAAACAGCATTTCAAGTATCTTATCTTCGCCCTCAGCCGGGAAATCGGATGTTTCTGCAATTCCAAGCACTCTGCCAACGATCTGAATCTTATAGCTGTCATCCTTCTTGGTGTATGGGATCTTCGGATTGACAGAAAACAGCTTGTGGTCGGCAGAAAGCCTCTTGATGATCAGTCCGTCCGGTGTGTTGCAGACCACATCCTCACCCGGATAGGCATCATCGCAGTATTCTATGTAAACGCTGTCACCATCGTGATAGACGGGCAACATACTGTCACCGACAACACCGACCACTGCATCGGCTGCGCGGTTTCTGTCGGTTTTTCTCATAAAGCAATATGTCAGTTCCTCATCGGAATATGGTGTACCCGATCCTGCCGCTGCTTTCGTGTACGGTGTCTCGAAAAGTTCAAAGGACGCTTTCATCAGCTCATCCTTCGCTTTCAGTTCCTCATCAAGCATATGATAGATCATTTTCTCGATGACCTTCTGTCCGACCGGACTGATGCGGCGAAATTCACGGATCATCCGAAGTTCCTGCTGAGAAACAGAGGTTGTGGCGATGCCGTACAGCTCATCCAGAGACATACCCAGAATCTTGCATAACTCGATGATCGTATCGTGATCCGGCTTGTACCCATCGTTTTCCCATTTCACTACCGTGTTTCGGCTGACGTGAACGATCTCAGCAAGTTCAGCTTGTGAAAAGCCTGCTTTGGCTCTGAAGGCCTTTATAGCAGCTCCGAACTTCACAGTTTCGTCTACGCTGCTGGCAGATGGTGCTTTTATTCCGGAATCTGCCAAGTGAAGCTGTGCATCAGTAGTCAGAGCTGCATTGGCAGCCTTGGGCGCGACCGGTTTCTTAGGTGCCGTTTCCTCTCCTCCGGTTCGTTTTGTTTTACTTGTTGTTTTCCTGAGTTGCTTATCATCGGTACTCATAACAACATCCTCCGTTCCAATTATGACTCAAAAAATGCACAGTGGTGCTATGCCAAAAGCTGCAGTGACCGCTTCACAGCATCGTTCTGATACACTTTGCCTGTATTCAGAACACTTGTTGAATACATTATAGCACACAATAGCTTTTCTGTCAATAGAAAAAAGAAAAGAAATTCTTTGCAAAAGATATTGACAAGAAGTTCCTGATGGTGTATAATGGGAAGCACACAGACAAAAGCGAACATATGAACGATTCGGCGCGGAAGCTTTGTCAGGCTTATATGACATATGAACGATCACCGCAAACTGTTTCTGTTCTATGGTTGTGACCCCACCTTCGCCAAAAGGTATTTACTGCTGTTGAAACTACAGATGTGAAAAAAACAAGAGAGCATATCAGGAGACACAGGACTATAACAGTAAACAGGGGGAAAGACATGAGATCGAAATACTATAACTTTGGCAGTACACCGGACTGGATTCAGGATACTTATCAGTACCCCGATATCCTGGATATCATTGAACAGGAGGAAAAAGCAAAGAAAACGAGAAGAAGAAAGAGAACTACAGGATACAAGCCGTCCAGAGACAGAGCCAATATCCGTGCAAGATTGGGAGCTGGTGCCTTTGTCTCGAAGGAGGAAGCAGCATACTATCGGCGCACCTGCACACCGTTCGAGCTTGCTGAGCTGGAACGCTTTTGTGCGCTGCATGACTGCATCGGCATTGCCAGTCTTTTCAGTTCGTCCGACAGAGGATTGAACCACGGATACAGCGAAGGTTATGCCTCTACTGTTCTGGAAATGAACGGCAGAAGTTCGCTTGTAATGATGCCGACAGCCACACCGGATATCAATATTGATGAGGATAGTGCTGAGAAAGTGCATACAGTTTTGGACGTGCTTCAGAACAATCTCCATGAGGATTTCGGGGAAGCACTGCGTTTCCTGGCACAGACTTGCCCCACGGATATTACAGAGGCTCTCGGTATGACGGACGCTCTTTCCGTTGAATTTGAGGGGTGCTATGTGAAGCGTGTGGAAAGCTCATGGGAGCAGCGGCTTGATGACTTCAAGGTTGATGTGATCGTCAGTGCTGATTTTATGCTCAAAGTCCCTGCGGAGCATTACTGCGGTGACAAAACAATGCTCGTGTATCGGGATACTCGCAGGACGATCGATTATCGGTTTCGTTACACATTTGACCTCTATGGTGTTAACGGTTATAAGACCTGCAGCGGTCCGATTACGGCACCTGTACAGTATTTTCCGGAAGACCGCATTACAGCACAGAGTGAATGGACGACCAACCGGATACTCAGACCGAACCTGACAGCAAAGGATTTCCCGATCCTTGCGAGAAAAATGCTGCAGGATATTTACCCGGAGGCTCTGGAAGCCCCTACCAGACTTAACGGAGAGCTGCTCGTAAAAAGACTGAGCAGATGGCTGAACAAAAGATACCGCCGCATGAAGCTGCGCCTCCGCAAAGAGCATCTTGGCAAGGGTGACGGTGTAAAGGGACGGATTATCTTTTCGGATATGGAAGTGCTGGATGGAGACGGAGAGCCAATCAAGTTCAAAGCCGGAGACATTGTTGTAAATCTGGACGAGATGAGATTTGATACGGACGTTCTTGTAACAATCGTTCATGAATGTGTTCATGTTTATGTTGACCTGCCGTTTTTCATGCTGCAGCTTATGGCGGGTAAACCGCACTACAGCTTCATAGACAGAACCAGCAGATGGCTGAAAAGTGAAAGAAAACGTCAGGGCAGCGACTATCAGATGGAACTGATAGAGGAAATGGAGAAACAGGATGAGAAGCTGACCGCCTATGTTATGATGGAAGAAAGCGTTTTTCGCAGTGAGTGCGACCGTATGTTTGCAATAACGGACAATGACAGAACACCGCCTGCACTGATGTGGATGCTGGAAAACCTTTCCGCTGAATTTGGTGCCTCCATGCAGATGACCAAAATACACATGAAAGAAGTTGGTATCCCGCAGGCAGAAGGCATCTGGAACTTCATCGGCAACAGAATTCGTGTGCCGGATCACGCAGTCAGCGGCGTATGGAGCAGCGGTATTGTGTACACGATAGATACACCGGATGCGATTGCGCTGACCGGCAGCTCACAGAGATTCGCACAGGTGCTTCTCAGTGGAAAGTACATCTATCTTGAGGGACACTATGTTCTGAACAGGTCAAAATATGTCGAAACAGCATCAGACGGTACATTGAGCCTTACTCCTTACGCACACGAGCATATTGAGGAGTGCTGTCTGGCATTCAGACCCCGGCGGAGAAAAAAGTATTACGAGTACTCCTGCGGTGCGGCAGCCCGCACAAAGAAAGAGGGCAATGATAAGTACAAGGCGGTTGAGCTTGTAAGCGAACCCGGCGATGCAGACTATGATTCAGAAAACATGAGCTTTTCGGATAATGCACAGCTTTGGGGCGAGTTGGCAGGCTCACTTCACGGAACTTTCCATGATGCCCTGCAGATGGTGCTGGATGAAATAGGCGTGTCGCAGACAACACTTGCCTCCCGTATGGGTATATCCCGACAGGCTTTCCAGAAATGGCTGAAACGGGATTTAATGATGAAACGTCATGTTGTCGGTATTTGTATTGCCCTTCGGCTGGATATGGGAGTGAGTCTGAAACTGATCGAACTTGCGTCTCTGCGTTTAGGCTGCTATGGCCCTGATCCGATATATCTGCATCTGCTGTGCGATCGTAATATGACTGTTGAGCGAGGCAACGACATTCTGGTAGCTCAGAACTATAAAAAGCTGAATGACGGCAGACAGTTTGAATTTGACCTTCTGGATTTTGACCCAACGACACAGGAAGAACTGAGAAGAAAGTATGGTATTGCAGACGAAAAATAGAATAATCACATTGCCCAGACCGGCGGTTGTTACCGCTGGTCTTTTTTATGCTCTTTTCAGATACAGGGATAGCTCTTGCTATTGTGCAAAATGACGAATCGAAAAATTTTACATTGCATTTCGGTAACCATTTGGTTGTCAGAATTTAAATACAATTGGATTTATGCGAACGTAGAATCGGCGTTTTCGTAGTATTTTTGTCCGTCACTCGCGGACGATTTTTGCCGTTTTTCAAAAAGCACGTAAAATAGCCAAAACATTCGGCAACCCCTCCGGTTGGCTTACAAGCCAGAAAAAATATGATAAACTAATACTTGTAAGGGGGACAACCTCCCGAACAAACAAGAGTAAGGGTATTGCTAAAATGGGCATAGAAACGCCATTTCAGAGAACTAGTTGAGCTTGAGAGAAAACGCTCAGAACACCGTTTATCTAAATGTCAAGACCTGAAATGTGGATTTGTGCAACTTTTTCATGGGTTACCGAATGATCGCCTTACTCAAAATAACACTCTTTGCCGGATGCATACGGCGGATGGATGTTCATACAGAACTATATCTTGTGGTCACAGACTCGAACTATAACCATAAGCACAGGATATAGCTGTATCTGCATCCAACTCGTATGCAGCCGGCTGTTTTTATGCCACCATTATCAAGAAGTAATAACACATTTGTTAGTCAGGGCGCGCACTGGCGGACAGATGCTCATAACGGAAAACAATGCCTGCGGTCTGTATAGACCGGAACAGGCACCATGAGGTTTTCCGTGTGGACATTGTCTGCCTGCGTGCCCTTTTCGCAGTAAGAGCATCTGCCGCTTGGTGCGTTCCTTGCAGAAAGGAACGATTATGGAAACAATGACGATTACAGAAAAGACCACCCTCGGCGAACTGCTCACACTCCTGAACCTTGCAGAGAAGTCCGGAAAGACACCTACACCAAGAGAGCTGTTTGAGACTGCCGGCGACCCGATAGCAGAAACAAATGACTGCACACTGTTCAGCAACGGCTTTGCGATCTACCAGAACATCACCGGGCGTACCGTTGTGTGGCTGCCGTACTGCAAGAACTTCACATTCTATTTTACCAAGCTGAGAGATTCAGAAAAGGACACCTTCAGAGAAAGCTATGAGCTGCCTGACGGTTTCCTCTCCTCTCAGCCGTGGATCCTTGCAGTGACACTGATCGGTGACCACCGTATCGAAGCAAACAGCATGAACCGCACCGGCAGCCGCAAGGATACCACAGATTATGACAGCGCCAGTAACGGCGATAAAGACGGCGATGCGGAGCAGGCTTTGGCAGATCCCTATCGCAGAGCCTTCAACTGGTATGACGGACGCATGGGTGAGAATCCACAGGATGCCGTGGAGCGCAGAGAGACACGCGAAGAGATGCTTGCAGATATGACAGACAAGCAACGTGAAGCATTTATTATGTATTACAGAGACTGCATGACTTTGGAGGAAATTGCTGCTGTACTCGGCATCAACCACAGAGCAGTCGGCTTCAGATTGGACGGAGCTCTTAAAAAAGCAAAAAAATTTTTCTGAGATACTACCAAAATAAACGCTCCCACGACAGTATATGAGAGGCCTTGATGCTCCTCACAATAATACATTGGCCGCAAGGCCGCACAGAAAGGAAAAGCCTATGGAAAACAGAATCCCGAAGAACCGCTACAACGGCGGTGCCGCAACCGATCCCGGCAAGTCCGCAGGTAAACCGGATGCCCTGAAGCTGCTTGAAACGGCAATGGACAAGCGTGCCGGAGACATCGCACAGACCGCAACAGATATGTTCCGCTTCATGTCGATGGCATCGGCTATGCTCCCGAACATGGAACTGGATGTCGGTGTGTTCCGCCTGAAAATCGATGACGAGGGCGTTTTCTTCGAGATCCGCTACCCGGACGATTTCAGAAAGAAGCTCCGCAGGGACAGCGGGAAGATGCCTGAAAATGATGATGATGACGAGGAGGGACTGATCTATGACGGAGACTAAAAAGAACAAGCTGCCGGAGCCTATTCCGGTAGACGCAAAGAAGCTGATCGACGGACTCGGCACGATCTTCGGCGGTGTTATCCAGCTTCTGAATTCAATGGAGCCGGGCATGGCGCAGCAGCTTGCAGACATGGCGATCAACGGCGTTCCGAAGGAGACAGCTCCGGAGACTATCAATCCGGATGAGTTTGAGGAGATCCTCTCGGCAGACGATCTTCCGTGGGACACTGAGCCGGAGGAAAAACCGAAGGAGCAGCCGAAAAAGAAAGCCCCTGCAAAGAAACAGGAGCCTGCATCGGAGCTGACCGCCGATGACCTTATAAAGGTTGTAACCGGCAAGATCAAGCAGAACAGAGCCAATAAGGACAAGGTTCTCGCTCTGCTGAAATCGTATGGCGCAGCAAAGGTCAGCGACATTCCGCAGGACAAGTACGAGGCATTTCTCACCGATGTGTCTCAGCTCTGACCGGAGGTGATCGGATGCCGGATGTACACGCGCTTCTGAGCGCATCCAGTTCCAAGCAGTGGCTGCACTGTCCGCCTTCCGTTCGTCTGCAGGAGAACTTCCCGAACGAAAGCTCCGTCTATGCCGAAGAAGGTACATTTGCTCATGAGATCTGCGAGTATAAGGTCCGCAAATATCTGCATGAGCGCGTGAAACGCCCGCAGTCCGAGGAGTTCGATACTGAGGAAATAGAGCAGATCACGGATGTATATGCGGAATTCGTAATCACGATTATTGAGCAGATGCGTGAAAACGGTTGTGAACCGCTTGCATTTGTGGAGGAGCGTGTCGATTACAGTCATATCGCTCCTTCCGGCTTCGGTACGGCGGATATGCTGATCATCGGTAAAGACGAAAACTGCAGAGGTCTGCTTCATGTATGTGATTTCAAGACGGGCAAAGGCGTGTTCGTGGATGCAGACCACAACAGCCAGATGATGCTGTACGCACTCGGAGGTTTAGCCGCCTACGGCTTTTTGTATGATATCGAGATCGTTCGTATGAGCATCATCCAGCCCCGTCTTGACAATATCAGCACATTTGAATGCTCCCGTCAGGAACTTGAGGACTGGGGCGAGAGCATCAAACCGACCGCTCTGCTTGCTTTTGAGGGCAAAGGCGAACAGCATCCCGGTGACTGGTGCCGCTTCTGCCGTGCAAAACCTGTCTGCAAGGCGTGTGCCGATGAAGCACTGGCGCTCTGCCGCGAGGATTTCCTCGACCTTGACGCCGGGGCTTTTGATGATACCGCAGAGGAATCGGATATGACAGCGCCCTATGAAGCGGATACAAATACAGCAGTGTTCAAGCAGCCGGGACTGATCCCTATAGCAGAACTGGCGGAGATACTGCCGACGCTGAACAGGATATCCTCTTGGATCGAGGCGGTATTTGCGTTCGTCTCCTCCGAGGCGATCAATCACGGCGTACCCATCCCTGGATATAAGGTGGTCGAGGGACGCAGCAAGCGTATTTTCACAGACACCAAGGCGGTGGTCGATACTGCCGTGCAGAACGGCTACACCGACCTTTACAAGCAGACGCTCATCACGCTGACGGAATTTGAAAAGATGATGGGCAAGAAAAAGTTCAATGAGCTGCTCGGTGCATATGTCGCCAAGCCGCCCGGAAAGCTGGCTCTCGTACCGGAAAGCGATCCACGAGAGCCGGTTGATCTCACATCAGCACCCGATCAGGAGTTTTCTGTACTGCCTGACGAGGAATAAAAACTACAATTTTCAGGAGGATAAAACAATGGCTAATAACAATACAGCACCCGCAACAAAGGTAATCGTGCCCTGCCGCATCTCTTTCGCAAACATCTGGGAGCCGAAGAGCATTAACGGCAGCGATGAGAAGTATTCCGTCTCCCTGCTCATTCCGAAGGATGACAAGGCGACCCTCGCAAAGATCAAGAAGGCAATCGAAGCCGCAAAGGAAGCAGCAAAGGAAAAGAAGTGGAACGGCAAGATCCCCGCAAACCTCAAGCTGCCTATGCACGACGGTGACATCGACCGCCCCGATGACGAGAACTATGCAGGTCATTTTTTCTTCAATGCCACATCCAAGGATGCACCGCAGATCGTTGACCGCCATGTGCAGCCGATCCTTGACCCGATGGAGTGCGGCAGCGGCGATTACTGCAATGTCTCTGTCAACTTCTACGGCTTTGCGGCATCAGGCAACAAGGGAATCGCGGCAGGACTCCAGAATATCCAGCTTGTCCGTCACGGCGAACGTCTTGCCGGCAGACCGACCGCAGCATCCGACTTTGTGGAGGTCGAGGGCGACGATGCTGACGAGCTTGACGATGATGATATGGATTTCCTGAACTGAGACAAGGGAGGCGTGTCCTCCCTTTTACATAACAACTCACAGGTGGTGATCATTATTGAGCAGACGTGTACTTTCCATCGACTTAGAGACCTATTCGGATGTTGACCTCCCGAACTGCGGTGTGTACCGCTATGTAGAGGGAGATTTTCATATCCTGCTGTTCGCATATGCATTTGACGATGACGAAACAAAATGCGTGGATATGGCCTGCGGGGAGCAGCTCCCGGCAGAGGTCGTGGATGCGCTGCAGGATGACAATATTATAAAATCGGCATGGAACGCACAGTTTGAGCGTACCTGCCTGTCAAAATATCTCGGCGCACAGCTTTCGCCGGATTCGTGGCAATGCACGATGGTCTGGGCGGCATCGCTGTCCCTGCCGCTGAAGCTGGCAACTGCTGCACAGGCGCTGAAAACCGCACAGCAGAAGGACGCCGTCGGTGAGCGCCTGATCCGCTATTTCTCTCTGCCCTGTAAGCCCACCAAAGCAAACGGCGGCAGAACAAGGAATCTTCCGGAACATGCCCCTGAAGACTGGAAGCTGTTCAAAAGCTACTGCATACAGGACGTGGAGACCGAGCGGGATATCCGCCGGAGACTTGAAAAGTTCCCGCTGATGCCGCAGGAATGGGACTACTACCACATGGATCAGCGTATCAACGACCGCGGTATCCTGATCGACAGAGAGCTTGTACAGCAGGCGATCATCTGCAATATGTCTCTCTCTGAGGAAATGACAAAAAGAGCGTATGCGCTGACCGGTTTGGAGAACCCCAACTCCGTATCCCAGCTGAAAGGCTGGCTGGAGGAACGCGGCATTGAGGTGGATTCCCTCGGTAAGAAAAATGTCGCATCACTCATTACAGATCTGGATAAGCACAGCGCAGACGGCGAAGCCCTCGACATGATGAAGTTGCGTTTGCAGATGGCAAAGTCCTCTGTGAAAAAGTATCAGGCGGCGGAGAGATACATCTGTCAGGACGGCAGAGCGCACGGACTGTTTCAGTTCTCCGGTGCGAACCGCACACAGCGCTGGGCAGGACGCGGGATACAATTGCAGAATCTGCCGCAGAATCATATCTCTACCCTCGATGAAGCCCGTGAGCTTGTGAAAATGGGCTGTTTTGACATGATCGAAGCAATGTACGGCAATACACTGGATATCCTGTCACAGCTTATTCGCACGATGCTCATTCCGAAAGAGGGATGCGAGTTCATCGTAGCTGACTTCTCCGCTATCGAGGCTCGGGTGCTTGCATGGCTTGCAGGAGAACAATGGCGGCTGGATGCTTTTGTCCGCGGTGAGGATATCTACTGTGCATCAGCATCGCAGATGTTCGGTGTTCCGGTCGTAAAGCACGGTATCAATGGTGAACTGCGGCAGAAAGGCAAGGTCGCTGAGCTTGCCTGTGGTTACGGAGGCGGCAGCGGTGCGCTGATCTCTATGGGCGCGCTGGATATGGGACTGAAAGAGGATGAACTTCCCGACATCATTTCAAGCTGGCGCGATGCAAACCCGAAGATCGTGAAATTCTGGTATGCCGTGGAAAAAGCGGCGATCGAAACAGTAAAAGACCATACGGACAGAACCGTTGGCAGGATCGGTTTTCAGTTTTCTGCAAATACACTGTGGATCGTACTGCCGTCCGGACGCAGGCTTGCCTACATCAAACCCAAGCTGCAGCCTAACCGATTCGGGCGCATGGCACTGACCTTTGAAGGCTTGGGTGCAAACAACAAATGGACACGCGGCGAGACCTACAGCGGAAAATTGACAGAGAACATCACACAGGCGACCGCCCGTGACCTTCTTGCCGAGGCAATGCGCCGTATGGAGCTTGCAGGGCTTGGTATTGTCGGACATGTGCATGATGAAGTAATTCTCGAAGTACCGAAAGGACAATACACTGTAGATGATGTGTGCAATATTATGAACCGGAATCCGGCATGGGCGGACGGCCTTCCGCTGTCCTCTGCCGGATATACAGGCAATTATTATTTCAAAGACTAGGAGGATATTTCTATGAAACAGGGACGAGCATTACCGGAGGTGCTGACAGAGCTTCAGCGTCAGAATGCGGCAAAGCAGGACTATATCGGTGCGGCGGAGGCATTCCGTCTGGATGAGGACGGCAGCACCTTCCGCATCGGAGACGATCACAGCTTCGGCACAACGCAGCTTTTCCATCGTCAGGTAGCATCGGCACTCGGCATCCCCGCGAGATATTATGACATGATGCAAAAGCAGAAGCCGGAGCTTCTGGCAGATAACGTGAACGCATGGTTTTCTGATAAGGGCAGCAGCTACATGGTCAGAACGCTTGACTACGGCAGCGGACAGGTCGCCCGTGCGCTCCTCTCTGACCGCTATCGCCGCATCGACAATCTGGAAATTGCATCGGCGGTGCTGCCGCTGTTCGCAGGTCAGGAAGGTATGGAGGTCATGAGCTGTGAAGTTACTGAGAACAAGCTGTATCTGAAGATTGTCAACCATCGCCTTGAAATGGCGTGTGTCGGTGACAGAGTTCAGGCGGGTGTTATCATTTCCAATTCCGAGGTTGGTCTCGGCGCTGTATCCGTTCAGCCGCTTGTCTATACGCTTGCCTGCACCAACGGCATGGTGGTCAACAGCATGGGCGAACGACGTACCCATGTGGGCAGAGCGGCAAAGGCTCTGGAAGACAGCTTCAATATCTATACAGATGAAACGCTCGAAGCGGAAGACCACGCTTTTATGCTGAAACTCCGTGATACAACACTTGCAGCTATTGAATCTGCCCGTTTTGCTCAGATCGTCGGGGTTCTGGAGCAGAGCCACGGTGCGAAGATCACGGGACGTGTGCAGGATGTCATTGAACTGACCGGCAAGGCGTATGACCTGAATCAGCCGGAACAGGACAGCATCCTGAACTATCTCATCAAAGGCGGCGACCTCTCCCTCTACGGACTGAGCAATGCCATCACGCGGGCTTCGCAGGATGTAGAGTCCTACGACAGAGCCACTGCGCTGGAAGGCATCGGCTGGCAAGTGGCGACCATGCCGAAAACACAGTGGAAGGAGATCAACGCATGAGCAGAACTTGGAAAGACCGCAGGGGCTACAAGTCCCGCAAGAAAGTAAAGCATTCGACCTATCAGTTTTATAATCGCGGCGGCTATGACGATTACGACCACAGCGACGAGGAACTGTATGTAGACGACCAGCGCTGTGAGAACTGCCGCTATTACGGAAACTGCTGTCATACGCCGTTCCCGTCCGGTTGGTGCGAATACTGGAAGGACGGCAGGCATTGAGAGAATACGTTGTTGAGAACGAGTTTGTCAAGGCAGTCAAGGCTGCAGGCGGTGTGGCATATAAGCTGACATCGCAGACGGCTAACGGGCTGCCGGACAGACTCGTTCTGTTCTTTCCTGCAAAGACAGTGTTTGTCGAGCTGAAAGCACCGGGCAAGATGATGCGCCCACTGCAGAGAAAAAGACGGTATCAGCTGATGAAACTGGGCTTTCCCGTTCTCTGCATCGACAAGCTGTATCAGATCAAACCGTGCATTGATGCGATCCTTGCATGGACACCCGGTGAACCGTTTCCGGAGGGTATCGGTGCTAAGATACCTGATCTGGAGACCACAACACTGCCGTCTGAGATGGATGATTTCGGTGAAACACTGGAACCGATTGATCTTGATGATCTGGCAGGATTCTATGAATTGGAGGAGGATGATACCGGATGAAATACACACCGCACGACTATCAGAAATATTGTATCGAATATATCCGGGAGCATCCTGTTTCAGCACTATTCCTGGACATGGGACTCGGCAAGACGATCATCACGCTGACCGCCCTGAACGCTCTGATGTTTGACGAGCTGAAAGTGAACAAGGTGCTTGTGATCGCGCCCCTCAGAGTCGCCCGTGACACATGGCCTGCAGAGGTGAAAAAGTGGGATCATTTGCAGAATCTTGAAATATCTGTCATTGTCGGCAACGTCAAGGAGCGCACCGCAGCAGTCAATCATAATGCTTTCATCTACATCGTGAACCGCGAGAACGTGAAATGGCTTGTAGAGTATTATGAAAAAAACGGCCTGCGCTGGGATTTTGATATGATCGTTATTGACGAGCTGAGTTCCTTCAAGAACTATCAGTCTCAGCGTTTCAAATGGCTGCGGAAGGTACGTCCGTTCGTGAAACGCTGGGTCGGGCTGACAGGTACACCGACTTCAAATGGTCTCATGGACTTGTGGGCGGAGATTGGTATTTTGGACGGCGGCGAACGGCTCGGGCGATTTATCGGCAGATTCCGTGAAAGCTACTTCAAGCCCGGCAGCATGAATCCGAGCACGGGTGTGGTGTTCTCATATACACCCCGTCCCGGCGCAGAGGAGCAAATCTATAACAAGATTTCGGATATTACAATTTCTATGAAAGCCCTTGACTACTTGGATATGCCGGAGTGCGTGTATGTCAACCATGAGGTCGAGATGAATGCGACGGAGCGAAAGCTTTATGATCAGCTGAAGCATGACCTTATCATTCCGCTTGAGGACGGTGACATTGATGCGGCAAACGCTGCGAGTCTCAGTAATAAGCTGCTTCAGATGGCGAACGGTGCTGTCTATGACGAAAACAAGGAAGCCCGTACCATTCACAGTCGAAAGCTGGAGATGCTTGAAGACCTGATCGAAGCGGCAAACGGACAGCCCGTGCTGATCGGATACTGGTTCAAGCACGACCGCACCCGAATTATAGAGCACTTGACTGCCTGCGGCTATGCTCCGAGGGATATCAAGGATTCATCTGACATCACTGACTGGAACGCCGGAAAGATCGCTGTTGCTCTGATACATCCGGCTTCGGCAGGACACGGACTGAATATTCAGTCCGGCGGTCATATCCTGATCTGGTTTGGCCTGACATGGAGTCTGGAGCTTTATCAGCAGACCAACGCCAGACTCTGGAGGCAAGGACAGCAGAACACCGTGACCATCCATCACATCGTAACAAAAGACACAGTAGATGAAGATGTCCTGAAAGCCCTCGCTTCAAAGGACGTAACGCAGGAGAAACTGATCGCAGCAGTCAAGGCACGGCTATGATCATACTCTCAGTATGATCTATCTCTGTTTGACGACAGAAAGACGGCAAAGCGGCGACAATTCGGTTACGCCGCAGACCACGGAGGTGAAAAACTATGGCGCGTAAGAACAAACGCCTGAAAACAGAATATCACAGAGGGCTCGGCTTCGACCCGAGAAAATATATCACTGCACCGGTGCAGCATCGCACAGCTGAACACAAACCGCAGCGCGGCGACATCTGGTTTGCGGATCTCGGCAGTCATCCGGATTCCAGCGTGCAGGGCGGCATCCGTCCTGTGATCATTCTCTCAAATGATATGGGCAATGCACACGCCGACACGGTCAATATCGTTCCCATGACGCGGCACCTGAAAAAGCCGGAGCTGCCGTGCCATACGCATCTGTTCCCCGACAGTATTTCCGACATTCATCAGCATCTGGATCCGTCCATGATCCTTGCGGAGCAGCTCACGACTGTCAGCAAGCATGCGCTTCGCAGCTATGCCGGGCATATCTCGGACGCCGATGCGATGAACCGTATTGAAACCGCTGTCATTGCACAGCTTTTCCTTGAAAGGAGACATTCCGAATGCCTGTAAATTTCGTAAATATTCCGGACGCGCTGAAACATAATGCATCCTTCTGTGTCTGGAAGCTGGAAAAACGCAGCGGCAGACCAACTAAGGTGCCGTACAACCCGAAGACCGGAGCAATGGCAAAGACCAACGATCCGTCCACTTTCACCGACTTCAAGACCGCTATGAAGGCATATGCGATCGGCGGATGGGACGGCATCGGTTATCGTGTCAGCGAGGGCATCGGTGCCATTGATATTGACCACTGTATCCGTGAAGACGGCAGCCTGAATGATGTGGCTGCATCGATTCTCGGCATCTTCAGCACTGCCTACTTTGAGCGTTCTCCCTCCGGCACGGGACTGCGCGGCTTCTTCAAACTCAGTCCCGACTTCGCCTACGATAAGACCGTGTATTACATCAACAACCGCAAGCACGGTCTGGAGGTCTATCTGCCGGGAACGACTAACCGCTTTGTCACTGTGACCGGAGATATGTTCCGCGAAGGAACTGTAGAGCGTGACGATGATGCGCTCAAAACGGCTCTTGATACGTTCATGAAGCGCAGCACCCGCACCGCATCCGCTTTCAAAGGAAATCCTGTGTCATATTTCACGGATGAACAGGTCATTAAACACGCATCGGAATCCAAATCCGGTGATAAGTTCAAGGCTCTCTATGACGGCAGATGGGAGGAAGGATACGACTCTCAGTCAGATGCAGACATGGCGTTTGTGTCTATGCTCTGCTTTTGGTGCGGCTGCGTAGAAGAACAAATCGACCGTATCTTCCGCAGCAGCGGCTTGATGCGTGACAAATGGGACAGACGAACCGGCGATGCAACCTATGGCGAGATCACGATCCGGAACGCTGTATCCTCATGCTCTGAGATTTATCGTCCTGTTAGCGGCTTGCCTGATGAGGACGATGTTCTTCTCGACTTTACAGATCTCGATGCAAGTACGATTCAGGAAGAGCGTGATCGCAGGGAGCGAGAGGGATACACCTTTACACCTGATTACCGTTTTCTCTCTACAACGGTCGATGAGCTTTCACCGCATACAAATCCCCGCTATGAATCCTTCCAGATCGGCAACGGCAGAATGTTTGTGGATTTCTTCCGCAGCATTATCCTGATGAACGATACAAGAGGCCGCTGGTATATTTATGACGGCCGTGTCTGGCGTCCCGATCAGCATGACATCAAGATTGCTGAAATGGCAAAAGACTTCCGTGATACGCTGCTTGCTTTCGTTCCAAGAATTACATCGGAGGATACCAGAAAACGATTCCTTGAACGTGTGCAGAAACTGGATCAGCGTAAATACCGTGACCTCATGGTAAAGGACGCCGCTTCCGATCCGGCAGTCACAGTTGATATGTCTGCCTTTGATCGTGACAAATTTCTCTTTAACTGCCACAACGGAACGATCAATCTTCTCACCGGCGAGTTCAAAGCCCATGATCCGGCAGATATGCTCACAAAGATGACCGAAGTTGACTATGTGCCGGATGCCGTCTGTGACCGATGGCTGTCTTTTATGGACGAGGTCATGGAGGGCGACAAGGGAAGAATCAGGTATCTTCAGAAAGCAATCGGCTATGCAATGTCGGGTGACACAAGACTTGAATGTATGTTCATTCTCTACGGTGCTACTTCCCGTAACGGCAAGGGTACCACAATGGAAACCATTCTCCGCATTCTCGGTGAGTACGGCAGAACGGCAAAGCCGGATATGCTCAGTAAGAAAGGCTTTGCGGATTCCTCCGGACCGTCCGAGGATGTGGCGCGTCTGAACGGTGCAAGAATGGTCAATGTCTCTGAGCCGGAGAAGTCCATGCAGATCGATGCATCCCTTACCAAGCAGATGACCGGTAACAATATCCTGACCGCCCGTTTCCTGCGTGAGAATTCCTTCGAATTCAAACCGCAGTTCAAGCTGTTTATTGATACCAACCATCTGCCGCAGATCTCCGATATGACGCTGTTTGAATCAGATCGTATCAAAATCATCCCTTTCAACCGCCACTTCACCGCTGAAGAACGTGACATCGACCTGAAGTCGTTCTTTGCCAAGCCTGAGAACTTGTCGGGTATACTGAACTGGTGTCTTGAGGGCTTTCGTCTGTATATGACAGAAGGTCTGGATATGCCTGACTCTGTTGAGAATGCAACAAAGGAATATCGTCATCAGTCTGATCGTATTATGATGTTCACTTCTCAATGTGTGAAGAAGGAAATCGGGCAGGAACTGAGAGCGCAGGCAGTTTATAGCCGTTACAAGGACTGGTGCGCCGAAAACGGCTTCAAGTACGAAAACGCTGCCAATTTCCGCAAAAAGATGGAACAGGCCGGCTTTGTGTATCAGCGCAGGAGACCCAGAGATGAAGAAGGTGCCTGCACTACCACTATGGTCAATGATATCATATGGGTTGTCGGCGAAGAACCGGAAGATGACTTCGTACCCATCAGCGAAACAGAGTAAAAGGTGTGATGTGCTGTAAATATATGCGTTTTGTCCGCATTTACTGTGCTTACGCCTATTCGTGTTGCTGGTGTTGCAGATAGAATCGGTTACTCTATATATGTTTATTGTGTATTTATTATTATAATAGAAAACTACTGCAACATTAGCAACATATATATTACACTTTAAGACTTTAAGAGAATAAGATCTCTGCGAATCGGCCGTTGACAGCTTTTGTGTAATACACAGCACAGCGGCACAGATTCGTGATAGACCGACCCAAAGAATAAAAATCAGGAGGAAAAGACTATGCAAACATCACGAGTATTTCTGGGAGCTATGGAAAACAAGGAGTGTGGCAGAACCATCGATCAGATGATAAATGATGCACTTGCCGAAATGCCCGGTATGAGACTGGCACAAATTGTGGTGCTTGATGTATCCGGCGATTTTTGCACACTCTTGTGCGTATTTGAGAAAAATGATCAGGAGGAAAAGTAAAATGAGAATTATCACTTCAGAACAGGTATCCGCAGGACATCCCGACAAGATCTGTGACCAGATCGCAGATGCCATTGTAACTGACTGCCTTCAGCATGACCGCAATTCCCGTGTCGCCAT